ATACCCGATGCCGACCGCCGCAGAATTTGCCGCCGCCTACCACATGGGCGGCGACTCGTGGCGCAACGTTCAGGCCGCCTATCAGGCCAACGTCGAAAAGAACCGCACCGCCATTCAGGCCGCGCAGGACTTGTCGAGCGACGTGCCGGGCCTCTTGCCCCTGCCGGTTGTTGCCCCTCTCTTTGAGAACATCAACTACATTCGCCCGGTCGTAACGGCGTTCGGCACTCGTGCGCTTCCGAACGGCAACGGCATTTCGTTTGTCCGTCCGACGATCAGTCAGCACACGACTTCCGGCGTTCAGAACACGCAGGGAACCGCCGTCGCGTCGCAGACCATGACCATTGCCGCAAACACGGTCAACCGTCAGACCGTCGCCGGTTCCGTGTTCATTTCTCAGCAGGCCATGGACTTCACCGACCCGGCCGCCATGAACTCGATTTTGACCGACCTCTCCGGGCAGTACCTCCGTGAGACCGACGACATCGCCTCGACCGCCCTTGTTGCCGCCGCCACCGCCTCCGGTTACACGTGGACCGTTACCCCCGGCGACCCGTCAAGCCTTATCGAGGCCCTTTACGGTTGCGCCGAAAACATTTCGACCGGAACCAACTTGTTCCCGACTCACCTCGTCGCCTCGGTGGACGTGTGGAAGGCTCTCGGCTCGCAGGTCGACGACGTCAACCGTCCGGTTTTCCCGGCGATTGGCGCCCCCGGCCTCCTCGGCATGAACACGCTCGGCGCAGGCGACGCGACCTCATGGTCGGGAATGAACCCCCTCGGCCTCCGCATTGTCGTCGACGGCAACCTCGCCTCGGACACCATGCTCGTCGTCCACGCCCCGGCCGTCGAGTTCTACGAGAACGTTCGCGGCGTCATGTCGTTGGAGGACCCGACCAACCTCGGTCGCACGTTCACCTACTACGGTTATTTCGCTACGTTCTTCCAAAAGGCCGTTGGCGATACCACCGACTCAACATTCGTTCAGTCAATCGCCCTCGCCTAATACGAACCGCTAACCCCCGAGAATGGCTACGTCGTCAATCACGCACGCGCAACGCCTCGACGGCGTAGCCGTTCTCACCACTCTTACCGGGGCCGAGGTAGTCGTCGGGCAATCGGTCACGGTTGCGGGAGTCGGGAACGGTTTTGACGGAACATTCACCGTCGTTGCCGTTCCCGAATTCCTGCTTATCAACGTCACCACCTCCGGCGATTTCGTCTACGACTCCGACGTCATCATTCCCAACCAAATTTTGGTGCTCGACGCCGGGAACGAATACGACCGCTACCCGGTCGACCCATACGGAACACTCACCTACACCGGACAAACCGGCGTCACGTGGATTACCTCCGCAGACGTTCAAGAATTCTTGGGAATCGCTTCAGCGACCGCGAACGACACCGCCTACCTAGCGACGTGCGTATCGGCCGCTAACGCATGGTGCTACCGCCGCCGTCAGGCCGCCGGTTACAACGACCTCAAAGCCTCAGCCCCGGACGGGTCAATCAAACTTGGAACGGTGCTCTACGCCGCAGGCCTCTACCGGGAACGCGGTTCGGTTGACTCGTACCAAACATTCGACACAATGACCACCGGCGCGCCAATTGCCTCCATTGGTCGAGTCCTCCAATTGCTAGGCGTGAACCGTTCGCAGGTGGCCTAAATGCCCGCTACCGGCCCCCTCGCAAACATAATCAGCGACATAGCGTCCAAACTCTCGGCGGCAGGCCTCAAACCCGTCACCGACCCACGCAACGCACGACCCCTAACGGTAATGATCGGCCTACCGACATTCACGTCGTTCACAACCGGCCCCGTCGGCGTCTACGACGTCACCGTCAAGTTGTACGTGCTAGCACCCCCGCCCGGCAACCAAGACGCCACCGACTATTTGCTAACCACCGTCGACACAATTTGCGGAACCGGTTTGGCAGTAGTCGACGGCGAATCCTCCCTAATCACCGTCGGTAGCCAAGAACTACCCGCGTACGACCTCACAATTCGCGTAGGCTCGCAGTAGCCCGCGTCAGAAAGGACAAACAATGCCCGGAACTCCCGTGTACCTCGTAAACCCGTCAATCGTGATCGGCGCAACCGATTTCACCGGCGTATGTTCCTCGATTAGCGGAACGCTCGGTTACGACGCACTTGAAATCACCGCGTTCGGTGATACCGGCCACCTCAACCGCCCCGGCCTCCAAACCGTCGAAATCACCGCAACGTTCTACGGCGTTTACGGAACCGGAGAAATCGAGGAAGCCCTATCGAGCGCAGTCGGCGACGGAACCACAACCGTCACGATCTACCCGGCCGGAACGACCCCGTCGACCTCCAACCCGGAATACACGATTTCCAACACAATGTTGGCGTCCTACCCGGCCGTAAATCAGTCCGTGGGAGAACTCGCAACTTTTGACGTGACGTTCACCGGCGGAACTTGGGCGCGCGCCACCTCGTAAAACCCCCTCCGACCCCGACTAGGAGACCCAATGAAAATTTCAATTGCCCTTGATCTCGGCGACGGCCCGTACACGGTTACAACCAACCTGTACGCGGTCGTCGCATGGGAACGCAAATACAAGCGACGCGCCTCCGAACTCGCAAACGGCGTCGGCGTCGAGGACCTTGCGTACATGGCCTATGAGGCAAGCAAAGCCGCAAAAATTGTGGTTCCCGCACTCTTTGACGATTTCGTCAAACAACTCGTTTCCCTCGACGTTGTAGGGCAGGAAGCCACAAACCCTACGACCGGGGAACCTACCGACGAGGACTAGCCGAAACGCTCGTCGCCGTTGGTTGGTGGCCCCCCAACATTGAATTCGACATTGACGACCTAACAACGGTCATAAAAATAGTGAACGGCAAACACGATGACGGCAAAGGACCTAAACCACGACGAACGTGATTTAGGTAAGGTCGTCCCGTGAACGTCGAGGTACGAGGACTCAAAGAAAACCTACGTATCCTCAACTCGCTAAACCCGGCCCTCCGCAAAGAATGGGGCAAACGGTTTAGGGCGATAGCGAAACCGGCCGCCGACGAAGCCAACGCCCGCCGCAAAGCCAACGGCCTACCCGAGGGTTTTCAACACTCCGGCCGTACCGGCGCACGTCAGGACAAAACCGTCCGGGTACGCATGAACACGCGCAAAGCCCGCAACCGCAACGCCGCCCAAGGGGCCAAATACGAAACCGTTGGCGTTGTCGTAATCCAAACCCGGGCGGCCGCCTCCGCAATTGCCGACATGGCAGGCAAGGTCGGACACGTCCAAACCCGAGGACGATCACGCCCCTACCCCGGCAGACCAACCGGCCACAAATTGTCCGGGCAAGGCCGACACCTCATAGCCAAACTCAACAAAGAATTCGGCGAAGCCCCCTCACGGTTTATGTGGCCGTCCGTCGAGGACGCTCTACCGGACGTCGAGAACCAAATACGGCAACTCGCCCAAGACCTTGAAAAAGACCTAAACAACGAACTAGCCAAAATAAACACAAACGTTTATGAGGTACGAGGACAAATGCGCTAATGGCAATAACCGTCCCCATTATTACCGAGTTTTCTAGTAAGGGACTCGACGAAGCCACCGGCAAATTTCAGACGTTCGGCAACAAGGTTGCCGGAATTGCCAAGGTAACCGCCGCCGCATTTGCCGCCATTGGAGGCGTAGCCGTCGCTGGGGCATTCAAGGCCATTGACGCCGCCTCCGACCTCGCCGAAACGCAAGCCAAGGTCGGACAAATTTTCGGCGATTCCGCAAAGCAAATCGAGGCATTTGCCTCAACCGCCGCCAAAGAGTTCGGACAATCAAAACAAGACGTATTGAACGCCGCCGGAGTATTCGGCACGTTCGGCAAAGCCGCCGGGCTATCCGGCGACGACCTCGCCAAATTCTCTAACGGATTCACGGGGCTTGCGTCTGACCTTGCGTCGTTCAACAACACAAGCCCGCAAGAAGCAATCGACGCAATCGGCGCGGCCCTCCGAGGCGAAGCCGAACCGCTACGCCGCTACGGCGTTCTCCTCGACGACGCAACCCTAAAAGCCGAGGCCATGTCCCTCGGCATTTACGACGGGAACGGCACACTCACCGCCCAACAAAAGATTTTGGCCGCACAAGCCGCGATCTACAAGCAGACCGCCGACGCACAAGGGGACTTTGCCCGCACGTCCGGCGGCCTCGCAAATCAGCAACGAATACTCAAAGCCCAATTAGCAAACGCCGTAGCCGTAATCGGCACAAAACTTTTGCCCATTGCTACGACCGTTGTGTCGTTCTTTGCCGACAAATTTATTCCCGTCGTCGAGGCGGTAGCCAACGCATTTGGTGAGGGCGGCCTAGCCGGAGTCGTTGAACTCGTCCGGTCAAAACTCCCCCAACTCAAACAAACGCTAGGCGACCTCGCCTCAGCATTTTTCGCGTGGATAAGAGAAACAATCCCCAAGGTCGTCGAGGGATTGGCCGAACTTGGGCGGCAACTTGTCGAATGGATAAAGCCACGAATCAAACCCATGTTGGAACAACTTGGCGAATGGATAGCCGCCGCCGCCGATTGGCTAATCGACACCGGCCTACCCCTCCTCGTCAAAAAACTCGTTGAACTTGGCAACGCCCTTGTCGAATGGGTAAAGCCTCACATTGTTCCCATGTTGAAAGAACTCGGCAAACTCCTAGCCGCAATCGGAACGTGGATTATCACCGACGCCGTACCCAAGATCGCCGAACAAGCCCTCAAACTCGGCGTGGCTCTCCTCTCATGGGTCGGACAACTCATACCGGAAGCCCTAAAAGGGCTCGGCGCGCTCGCAATTGAACTCGTCAAAAAACTCCCCGGCATTTTCGTAAGCGTCGTCAAAACCATGGCCACGCTTGGCGCAGACCTCGGCGCAAGCCTTATCAACGGACTCGTTGAAGCCCTCAAAGGCCTTTTGTCCAAGGGCGGCGAAATTGCTAAACAACTTGTGAACGCAATTTTTCGGTTTATCAACGACAAGTTCATTGACAAGATAAACAAACTCTTAGAGTTCAAGATTCCGTTGCCCGGACTCCCCGACATTCGCATCAACCCGCCCGACATACCCCGAATTCCGTATTTGGCTAACGGTGGCATTGTGACCGGCCCAACGCTCGCCATGATCGGCGAAGCAGGCCCCGAAGCCGTCGTACCTCTCGACCGGGCAGGCCGCCACGGGTTAGGCGGCAACGTCACCGTCAACGTGTACGGGTCCGTAATCGAGGAACGAAACCTCATTGAGACCATTCGGCAAGGTCTCGTGAACTCTCAACGGTCCGGGTATCAACTCGTCTACTCCAACACGAACTACTAATGACCCTGCCCGCAACCCCCAAAGTCGTCCTACGACTCGGCCCCGGCGCGTCATTCGGAAACGTTCTCGTCCTCGGCGACCCGCTAAACGGCATTTTGGGCGAGGACCAACTAGGAACCGCAACCGCAGAAATAGTCGACGTCACCGACCAAACCGTCGAAATACAAACCCGTCGAGGACGCGACCGCGTATTCGAGCATTACACCCCGGGCCAAGCCACGGTTAGGTTCCTCGATTTCAACGGCGATTGGAACCCCTCCAACCCGGCAAGCCCCTACGTTGGACAAATCCTGCCGCTACGCCAAATCCGCATAACCGCCGACTACCTCGGAACGGAACACTATTTGTTTTCCGGGTACGTGACCTCATGGGATTGGGAATGGCCAAAAGGCGCAACATTCGGCTACGTCACCGTCACCGCCGACGACGGATTCCGACTACTTGCCCTATCGAACATTGAGAACGTCCCGGCGGCGTCAACCGGCGATTACCCCGGAACCCGAGTGAACCAAATTCTTGACGTCGTCAATTGGCCAACCACAATGCGAAACGTCGACACCGGGGCCACGGAATTACAAAACGACCCCGATACCCTCCGGCCAACCCTCACCGCCCTCCACACCGTCGAGGACACCGAACTAGGCGGCCTCTACATGGATTCCAACGGCGACGTCCGATTCAAGTCCCGAGCCAACATTGCGATTCAAGCCACCGGCACGGCCACCGCATTTGCCGACGACGGAACCGGAATCGCCTACCAACAACTCGACGTGTCGCTCGACGACGAAGAACTATCCAACGAGGTCACAATCACCCCCCACGGAGGAACCCCCGAAACGGCCTCCGACGCAACCTCAATCGAGGACTATTTCGTCCGAACCCTCAACCGGTCCGAACTCCTCATGCGTCACCAAGCCGACGCCTACGGCCAAGCCCTCGCAATCCTCGCCTACCGCAAAAACATTCGACTCCGAGTCAACTCAATCGGCCTCGACCTATCAAGCCCCTCAACCCGCGTGGCCGCAGGCCTAACCCTCGACATAGGCGACCCAATAACAATCCTCCGCACGATCTCCGGAACCGACGCCGTCGACGTCCGATTGACCGTCCAAGGGGTCTCCCACACAATCACCCCGGACCGTTGGGCCACCACGTTCACTACCCGCGAACCCCTCTCAACCTCGTTTATTCTCAATTCATTGGAATTTGGCGTACTCGGAACCAATACCCTCTAAGGACAACCTATGACTACGACCTACCCCATTTCGCAGGCCTACACCGACGGACAAGTCCTCTCGGCCGCCAACGTCAACCAAATTGCCGGAGGCGTCAACGACATTGCCGCCCTACAACTCAACGCCCAAACCGGAACCTCCTACACCCTCGCATTAGGTGACGTCGCCAAACTCGTGACCCTCACCAATGCCGCCGCAATCGCCCTCAGCGTCCCAACCAACGCGTCCGCCGCAATCGCCGTCGGCTCGCAAATTTTGATCTATCAAGGCGGCGCGGGGCAGGTCACGATCTCGGCCGCTACTCCGGCGACCACCTCCATTCGGTCGAACGGGTCCAAAACCAAAACGAACGGGCAATACGCCGTCGTCTGCCTAACCAAAATCGCCGCCGACGAATGGGTCCTATTCGGCAATACGTCGGCATGATTCCGGCCGTCACCGGCGCAACCGGGCAGGGCATACCGGCCGTTCTCTCGTATTTGTGGGTTGTTGCCGGGTCTAATGGCGAACTTTATACGTCGACCTCGACGACCTTGGCTAACGGGTCGTGGACTAGCCGAACGTCCTCATTTGGGGCCGACACAATTCTCGGAGTCGCCTCCAATGGAACCAACTTGTACGTTGCCGTAGGCGGTAACGGCAAATTGGCGACGTCCCCGGACGGTATTACGTGGACGCAACAAACGTCGAGTTTTGGAACGGACAACATACAAAGCGTCGCATACGGAAACGGGTATTGGGTAGCGACCGGCAATGCCGCAAAGGTGGCGTACTCGACGGACGGCGTCACGTGGACGCAGAAAACAACCGGAATTAGCGGGACAGTCAGCAAAGTGGCATGGGGCAACGGCGTTTGGGTTATTGGCAATTCAACCGGTTCGTTTTACACGGCGACCGACCCAACCTCGACGTGGACCGCACGTACCTCGACTCTCGGCGCAACGTCCGACATTCTCTATTTCAAGGGCCAAAGTATTTGGGTTGCCGGGTCCGATACCGGGACAACCGGCGCGCTTGCGTCAAGTACGGACGGTTTGACGTGGACCGCCCGAACCTCCGCTATCTCCGTCAATAGTACGAACGTCAAATTTGCGGCCAACACTACCGTGGTCACCGCACTTACACCGGACGGCAGTTTGACCGTCGACATACAAAGTTCTACAAACGGCACATCATGGACGAATCGAACCCCGGCATTGACCTCATCACTCGCCTATTGGGGTATGAGCGACGACGCAGGCCTCATGGTTTTCAACGGATTCCAAACGTCAACCGACGGAACAACATGGTCAAGCCGAACCCAACCGTCCAGCAACGTCACTTGCGGAACGCACTCGACCGGAACTCCTAGCCTCCGATGAACATTTACCTAGCAACCGTCACCGACGACAATCACGTAATCGTCACGATCAACGGCGTTGAGGTCGACCGACCCGGGCCATGGTCCACCGCCGACGGCGCGCACCTTTGGGCCGCCGACATTGTCGCGTCTATGGAATCCGGCAACATTCACTACCCCGCACAAATCGAGCCGACCGAATGACCCGCCGCCGCCCCTACTACGGGTCCACCGACCTCCGCACCTCGGCAAGGCCCGGAACAAAACGTTTTGCCGAATACCTCACCTACCTCCACGGGTCAAGGACAATCGGCATTTACGCGAACCGCAACATCGCCGGAAGCCCCCGCAAAAGTGTCCACGCAACCGGACGGGCATTCGACCAAGCCGCCCCCGCCGACGGACGTCGAGCAATGTTGGAATTCCTCGACACGCATTGCCGACACGCCGTACAAGCCGTCCACGACTACGAAAACGACTACCAACCCGGCGAACATGGCGCGGCGTACCGTTGCGACCGTGACGCGTGGAAAACATACGAGCGTCCCACGATCAAACCGGCCGGGGCGCACAACACGTGGATTCACGTCGAATTAGAACCGTTTTACGCAGACTCTCCCGACGAGGTCGACAACCTTTTCCGGAGTATTTTCAAGTGAACATTACAAACCCGTCAAAAGCCCTTATTGCCCTCGCAAGCCTCGTTTGCGTAACGGTCCTCTTGTTGACCGACTCGATTTCTAATGACGCCGGAATCGGGTTGATTAGCGCTGTCACCGGCTACGGAATCGGCAACGGAATTGCCGCCAAATCCGGCCAACCGGTCGAGCCGATTATCGGCCGACGCAAGGGTAATTGACCTACCCCTACCGAATTCGGTAGACCGTCCCTAACCAACGGCCCCCAATAGGGGGACCCGACCCGTTAGGAGAAACCATGAACCAACCGTCATTGTTTGACGTTGTCGAACCGTCCCCAACCGCAATCGGTTTGGCACGTTCGGCAGACTCGGCCCGGAAATGGACCGACGACGAGGTACGACACGTACACAATGCCATCGAGGCTTGTATCCGTTTCCTACCCGAATTCACCGCCGACGACATTTGGAGTCGGCTCCCGGACACATTCCCGGTAACTAAAGGCCTCGCCTCTCAATTGTCCTTATTCGCCCGGCAGGGGCGTATCGAGGCAACCGACCGAACCCGTAAAAGCACCCGTGGTGGAGAACATTGCCACGGTCAACGTTTGACCATTTGGAGGTCCCTCTAATGAATCGCCTAACCCTCGGCGTGATCGCCGCAATAGCAATCCTCGGCGCATGGATACTTGACGCCGACAAACCCGCAATAACAACCGTTCGCATTCCCTCAACCGTCTACACGCCCGTCACGACGCCGGTCGTTTCCACCACAAAACCGCAGGCCACAACCACCACAACGACAACAATTCCGGCGTTTCTGATCGACCCGCAAACCCCCTGCCAAGAATGGTTGCCGTTGGCGTTGGAGGTTGGTTGGCCCGCCGACCCGGACGTCATTCGTCCACTCCTCCAAATTATTTGGCGCGAGTCGAGGTGTACCGCCGACGCCGATTCCGGCCCCGACCACGGCCTCCTACAAATCAACCAAATTCACAAAGTTTGGCTAGTTGATTTCGGTTGGACTCATGAGGACATGAAGGACCCCCGCAAAAACCTCACGTTTGGGTTGGCACTTTGGAGGTCGTCCGGTTGGAAGCCATGGGCAATCCCCTCGACATGAGGTGGCGCGAACAAGCCGCTTGCGCCGACATTGACGTCAACCTATTTTTCCCGCCTCCCGGACAAGAGGGCCGTTCTCAAGCCCGGTTAGCGATCAAACTTTGCGACTCCTGCCCCGTCAAAGCCGATTGCCTCGCCTACGCCCTCACGTTCGACCACCGGTCCTTACCGGGCATTTGGGGCGGCACAACCGAACACCAACGTTTCAAGATGTTCCGGGACGGCGTGGTAGAAAAACCGACACGCCCATACCGGCGAATTACAACAACCAATTTGAGAGGAAACCCGACGTGAATCTCGACAACTACGCCCCGGTCGCCGACCGCCTCCAAGCATTTTGGCGCGACAACCCCGACGGCCGAATAACAACCGAACTCCTCGTCGACGACGGAACCCGAGTCCTTATCCGGGCCTCGATCTACCGTCGGGCCGACGACCCGCTACCCGTTACCGTCGGTTTAGCCGAGGAGGTCCGAGGGTCCTCCAACGTCAACCGAACCTCGGCCATTGAGAATTGCGAAACCTCCGCGATTGGACGTGCGCTCGCAACATGGGTTTATCAAGCCTCCACCGAACGTCCGTCCCGGGAGGAAATGGCCAAGGTTGCCCGCATGACCCCTCAGGAGGGCGCAGGAAGCCCCGCAGGACCGCAACCGTACCGAGGAAGCCCGGAACCGGCCACGGACGCACAGAAACGCAAATTGCGAGCGTTGGGCTACGTGGGGCCTATCCCGGGAACCAAACGAGAAACGTCCACGTTGATTGACCGCCTCGTCGTTGAGGCCACCGGCGGGGAGGACCCGTTTTGACCGCATGGGCCGCAATCACCGAAAAGGCATGGCAGTCCTACGTGATCGACCTTGCCAAATACAACGGTTGGCACGTATTCCACGCCCTACCCGTCAAAAACGAACGAGGCGCATGGCGAACCGCCACACAAGGGGACAACGGATTTCCCGACCTTGTCCTCGCGCACCCGACCCGAGGCACGATTTTTGCCGAACTCAAATCCACCACGGGCCGCCTATCCAAAGACCAAATTGCGTGGATTCAAGTTCTCTACAACTCCGGCGCAAACGTCCACGTTTGGAGACCCGCAGACCGGGAACGCGTCACCGAAATACTCACAAAGGACCCGACATGACCTACGACTACCACGCCCTCGTTGCCACCATTCAGGAAGCCGAACGAACGATGAATTTGGCGTTTCAGGAACTAAACCGCCTCAAAGAAACCGTTCACAACCTTGAAATTGAGAACCAACGCCTACGTGACCGTCTTGGTCGGGCTATGCGCGTGATCGAGCATTACGAAGCCCCGGACGGTGGCCATGATCGTCCGTAGCCCACGCCCCAAAACCAATTTCACCGTCGTTCACAACTCCGTCATACGGGACCAACGCCTCACGTGGAAAGCCCGTGGCCTCCTCGTGTTCCTGCTCTCCCAACCGGACAATTGGAGGACCACAACGGCAGGCCTCACCGTCCACGGCGTCGACGGTCGAGACTCGATACGGGCCGGACTCAAAGAACTAGAACTTGCCGGATACCTCACCCGGCGAACATGGCAAGACGAACGAGGCCATTGGCGAACCGAGACCACCGTCCACGATTTCCCCAACTCGTCCACAACCTGTCCACAACCGGAACCGGATTACCCGACCTCGGTTATGCCGGTCTCTAATAAAGAACTAAATAACAAAGACTTTGTGATTCCAATTGGTTCTAAACGTAAGTCGGTAGCACCCCACGTTTGTCCACAATGCGACGCAACCGGATACGCAACCAACGGCAAAGGACTCCAACCCTGCCCCACGTGCCACGGCCAACGCCTCCTATGAGCCGCCCCTACGACAACCCAACCTATAAACGCAATCGGGCCACAATCCTCCAAGGCCAACCCCTATGCCATTGGTGTGGCCGACAACAAGCCACCGAAGCAGACCACCTCACAAGCCTCGACGACGGAGGAGGACACGAACTCGACAACCTCGTCCCCTCATGTAAACCGTGTAACGCACGACGAGGCGCACACCACGTCAACCGCAAAACCGCAACCACCACCCAACGACGAAACGAAGCCCTCACA